TAAGTTCATTATAACCACCAATATGCTCATCATCAATCATAATTTGTGGTATTGTTCTTACGGTCTTACCTATCTCTTTAAAGAATTCCTCTAAAGAAATGTCCTTAGTAACCACCTTTTCAGTATATTCATATCCAAGGCTAGTTAATAAAGCTTTTGCCTTACCACAATACTGACAAGCAGGTTTACTGTAAACTGTTACTGTCATAATCTTTCATTATTTTATAAAATCAACTCTGTACTTTTTGCCCTTGATTTTAAATGTTAGTGTTGAATGGCTGTAGACTTGACTGTGTACAGCTTCTTCATATCTTGTTTCAATATAGCACTTGGTAGTAATTACTCCAGGTCCTTGAGCAAGTTCTTCATCATGCGCCAAAGAGGCACCTAAAAACATTCCTGCTAAAGTCATTGCATCTTTACCATCACCTTCACCAAACTGGTTACCGATTGCACCACCGAAGATTGCACCAATGATTTCATTAGTAGCACTACCATCACCTGTGCCTTGTCGTACTCGTTTACACACTTCAACATCATAAGGCACCTGTTTAATAACACCATTATAATGGTCGAATACAATTGCGTTATCGACTGGATATGGGTTTTGTGCTAATGATACTGTTGAAATAATAGATGCTACAAATATAGCGATTAGTTTTTTCATGTTATCTCCTAATTTGTTCCTTAATGTATATTATACTCGATTTCTGGAAGGAAGTCAAGCGTTATTCCAGAAATAACCCGTAAAAATTGAGATAATTGTATATTTTTTTGAAAATAAGATACTCTTAGGCGTGAATTATAACGGTATTCTGAACCAAATATCATCATCATCGCTGCTTTGAGATGAAGCTGCGTTCTTTTTAAAGAATGAGAGGATTTTAGTATAGAATAATTTTAGTTTTGTCATTTTCCACGCCTTGAGTTTATGAAGCTTGAGATATCAAATCAAATTTCGGATTAGATACGCACTTTTTAGGTTGTATCTGCTTATATTTAGAAAAATAAAAAACTTGACTCTATTTTTCTTGATATTTGCAGATAAAATACGCATCCACTACATCTGAAATTGGTGATTTTACACTCGACTCAAATAATTCTTCGAGATTAACTCCAGTATCCTCTCGAAATGCGTGAAGCATCATCTCTTTATTTGCATTACCTTTGTCTGTCGCAAACTTCTTAATAACAGAAGGTGCAATCAAAGTATAATCCCAACCACACTCAATTTTTAATTTATATTTTAATAACCCTAGATTTTCTGCGATATGAAATACTCTTCCCGTGGAACCGAATGAATAATCTTCTATTTGAATTATTGGTTGTTTCTCCCAAAGATTGCCAATCATCAGTTGAGGTTGGGATTTAATTATATCAATCACCCAATTCGCAATGTTATTATATCTTTCGGGTTCGCTATTATATGGTCTGTGTGGCGTACCAATATACTCAACAGCGCTTGTTCCAAACGCAATCTTTTCTTTAAAAGTGCCTTCGTATTTCTTTGTGTTGGTTAGGTAATAGAATTTACAATCTTCATATTGAAATTCATCTTCACTTGAATTAACACATACGCCAGGTGAGCTTAAACTATAATCAATCCCAATCTTCATTTAATAACACATCTTCTTCAATGTCCTCGTGCTCCTCGCCACAAAATGGACAATACTGTTCTGTATACATATCTTCTGGCAGTTCGTGTATAATAATATAAGTTGCAGAACAATGCTCACATACTGACTTTGGTCTTACACTCATAATTTAAATCCCTCGAAACTGGTTGATTCAACATCTTGTTTGATACTGCCCACAACATAACTTTCTATCTCCGTTTCTTGTGGTGCGTTCTGTAAACCACGACTATTTAACCAATGTTCTGTCCATGGGAGTGGATTGTTTCTCATTGGTTGGTCATATTTTGGAGTTAAACCTATCGCCCTCATTCTTCTATTGGCCATGAATTCCACATACTGATTCAACAAAGTAGCATTCAGACCAATCATTGAACCATCTTTAAAGAGATACTCTGCCCAATCTTTTTCTTGTTGAACAGCAGTATCGTACATATCGTAAACTTCTTGTTCGCAATCTTTCATAATTTGCAACATCTCTTTATCGTTCTCTTTATTTCGATAGTTATTTATAATGTTTTGCGACATCGCCAAATGCAAGTTTTCATCTCTCGCAATCAATGAAATAATCTTTGCACTACCTTCCATCAATTTCAATTCACCAAATGCAAACGAACAGGCGAATGAAACATAAAATCTAATGCCTTCTAGTATGTTAATGTTGATAAGCATTAGATATAGAAGTTTCTTCAAATCCTTCATTTCACTTTTATACCATTCTACATCAGGCGTTATAGGATAATATTTTCGACCCGAAGGATAGGTTCTCTCCTCTCTTATCCATTTATGAGTGCCATGAAAATGATGTGCGCTATTTATAAACCTGTCATATGATTCTGTTACAGTTTTTGCTCTTGCCACAATTTCTGGTGTCTGGACGATAGTGTCTAAAACTTTAGTTGGATTTGAATAAACATTTTTCATTATGTAAGTATAAGACCTACTATGAATTGTTTCTACAAAATCCCACGCAACAATCATAGCTTCTAATTCGGGCAAACTACAATGTGGTAAAAGTGCTAGACAAGGTCCACGACCTTGAACACTATCTAATAATGTCTGATATTTTAGATTAGCAGTAAAGATGTGTTTCTGTTCTTCTGATAATAAATGATAATCATTTCTATCTTTCTGCAACGACACTTCTTCTGGACGCCAAAAGAATCCCAACTGTTGTTGAGTTAACTTCTCAAATATGGGATATTTTTGTTGGTCAAATCGTTGGACATTTGGTTCTGAACCAAAAAACATAGGCTGTTTAGTCCAATCGACTTCTTTTGTGTTGAATACTTTAGGCATTATTTTGGCATCTCTTGCTGTTTGGGTGTCTTTTACAACGGAAAGTTCCGTGACTAAACCTTTTCTTAGAGATAACATTTTTATTAGCATCTCTTTTTAATTTAACATGGGGTATCATTGTTTTACTCATAATCTTTGTCCTTTACTTTCTTATATGGGTTAAGTTTCTTAAATAAATCATAATGGTCTGTTTTGTAATCTTCACTACTAACCATATCTGGCAATGAATTCCAAAACTCCCTGTATTTCCACGATTTATTCTTTGCGTTGTCTGATAGTTTACTCATATTGATTAAAAACTGTATTAATTATTTGTCTTGTTTGTATAAATGTAGCACACTTGGGCAAGTATTTTATTTTGTCTGCACCTATATATGTACAAGTAGAACGGACTCCGCCCAAGATTTCTTCTATTGTGTGTTCAACTGGACCTCTGTCAGGCAAATAAACTACTTTTCCTTCTGCACCTTTATATCCGTCTTTTCTGACACCGTGTTCTTCCATTGCACGGTCAGAGGACATACCATAAAATTCATAGGATCCATTTACTAATTCTAGTTCAGATTCTTTATGTCCAGCAAGCATACCGCCCAACATAACAAAATCAGCGCCAGCGGCAAATGCCTTTGAAACATCTCCTGGAGTTCTGCAACCACCATCTGCAATAACAGAACCGCCCAATCCGTGAGCCGCATCAGCGCACTCCATTATTCCTGATATTTGTGGGTAACCAACTCCTGTCATAGTTCGTGTTGTACAAACCGAACCTGGTCCAATACCACACTTAACTATATCTGCACCTCTTATAATGAGTTGTTCTGTCATTTCAGGTGTGATAACATTACCTGCAATAATGACCTTGTCTGGATATTCTTTTCTTACTTTTGCAACAAAACTAGAAAATGCCTCTTGATAACCATTCGCAACATCAATACAAATATAATCAATATCAGGCCATCTCTCTAAAATCTTTTTCATATTGTGGTAATCTTCTGCGTTAGGGTCGTGAATCATATTTGACCCTGTGCATACTGCAATATGAGTTAAACTTACTCCATTACCAATTGCATCTTCCCATTCTTTTAAAGTATAATGTTTTTTAATGACTGTCAAACAATCAAATTTCTGTAATACTTTTGCCATTTCAAAAGTGCCAACGCCGTCCATATTGGACGCCATTATAGGAACACCGGCAAATGTTTTAGGAGAATATCGGAAAGATATATTTCTATTCAAATCCACACTTGCACGACTTGTTAGTGTGCTTCGTTTTGGTTTTAATAAAACATCATCAAAATTTAATTTTATAGCAGGTTCAATATAACTCATTATTTTCTCCAATCACATTTTAAAACTTTTATTTAGCGTAATCCCTTTTCCATAGTGGTCGTGGGGGTGTTTCTTTTTCTTTCTTTTGTAACTCTTGATACATCTTAGCGGTTCTATCCATTCTAACAAGGCCGTAGGTGTTTTTAGATTGCACAGGCCTCACATTCTTCTTGGTCATCTTCTACTATCTCCATTAAAGGTTCTTCTTTTACATTATCACGCCAACCGATAGTATGAACAGGTTCATCTATATCTTGTTTGGCATCATATGTGTTCTGATAATATGATGTTTTCCACCCTAACTTATATGTAGTCAATAAGTCGTTTGCCATAATCGACAAAGGAACTTCTCTGTCTGCATAGTTTTCTGGATTATAACTCCAGTTGCCACTTATTGACTGGTCAAAATATTTCTGCATAGTTGCAATGATATTAATATAGCCCTCATTGCTAGGCATATCCCACAACAATGTGTAGAAATTCTTTAATCTATAATAATCTGGAACTATTTGTTTAAGTGTTCCCTTTTTACTTTTCTTAATAGAAAGATAATCTCTCGGAGGTTCAATGCCGTTTGTCGCATTAGACACAACAGAACTTGATTCTGACGGCATTTGTGCTGAAAGTGTACTATGTCGTAGTCCGTGTTCTTGTATATCTTTTCTTAATGACTTCCAATCATAACTTAACTTTCTTTTAACAATCTTGTCTAAATCTTTCTTGTATGTGTCAATCGGAAGTATGCCATCTGAATATTTTGTCTTATCAAAGTATTCGCATTTTCCTTTTTCTTCTGCCAAAGTGTTACTTGCCTTCAACAGATAGTACTGAAATGCTTCTGTAACTTCATCAACTAATGTAATCGCTTCTTTATCGTCATACTTAACATGGTTCTTGGCAAGATAGTGAGCAAGTCCAATAAAACCAACACCCAATGAACGCCTTGATTCAGTAGATATTCTTGCAGCCTCGACAGGATATTCTTGATAATCTATAATTTCATCTAATGCCCTTACTGACAAATCACATAGTTCTTCCAAATCTTCTTTATCTCTAATCAATCCTAGATTGACAGCAGATAGAATACACAACGCAATTTCGCCCTCAGCATCATCAATATGTTGTATAGGTTTTGTTGGTAGTGTAATCTCTTGACATAAATTTGACATATAAACTTTATCTTTAAAAGATGAATGAGTATTACAATGGTCGATATTCATAATATAAACACGACCAGTTTCTGCTCTTTCTTTCAACAAGTCCATAAAGAGTAGTTGTGCCTTTATTTTTGTTTTTGGTGTTTTATAACTTCTCTCGTACTTCTCATATAGTTCATCAAATTCAGGCAGACCGAATGCCTCATATAGACCAGGAACATCATGTGGAGAGAATAATGTTATATCTTCATCTTTAATAAATCGTTCATAGAATAGTTTCGAGATTTGAATAGAGTAATCTAACTTTCGTACTCGATTATCTTCTGAACCTTTGTTGTTCTTTAAAACTAATATATCTTCTATTTCTTGGTGCCAGATTGGGAAATGGACTGTTGCACTTCCACCTCTGACTCCGTTTTGTGTGCAACATCTGACTGTTGACTCGAACTTTTTGAGAAAAGGAATAACACCAGTGTGTTGTATTTCTCCACCACGAATTTTAGAATTGATTCCCCTAATTCTGCCAGCGTTGATGCCAATGCCTGCCCGTTGGGCCACATAACGGCCAATAGCCATGTCGCTACTAAAGATGCTAGGAAGACTATCATCGCTATCGACCAGTACACAGCTAGCAAACTGACGAAGAGGAGTACGAACCCCAGCCATAACAGGCGTTGGAATATTGATTCTGAATTTACTGATTGCATCATAGTATTTTTTAACATAGGTTATCCTTTTTTCTTTTGGGTATTTTGCAAATAATGTAGCGGCAATCATCATATACATAAATTGTGGTGTTTCAAAGATTTTGCCACTACTTCTGTCTTGTACTAGATACTTATCCATAACTTGTCTTAATCCTGCATAAGTAAAATTATAATCTCTTTCGTGGTCAATAAAACCATTCAATCTGTCAATCTCTGCTGTTGTATAGTTTTTAAGAATACTTTCATCATATACTCCTTGTTCAATACAAGAATTGATATGAGTCAATAGAGATGGATGTTCCCACAACCTGTGAAATAGTTTCTTTCTTAACGAAAATAGTAATAATCTGGCGGCAACGAATTGATAATTAGGATGTTCTAATGTGATTAAATCGTTTGCAGACTTGATTAAAATTTGTTGAATGGTGTCTGTCGATATACCATCAAAGAATTGAATACCACTATTCATCTCAACATAAGAGGCACTAACGCCTGTTATGTTTTCAGTTGCATAGGCAACCATTGTGTGGATTTTTTCAATATCTAGTGGTACTTTGCCTCTTCCATTTCGCTTGCTTACTAATAAATTATCTTTAGAGGTCATTTAAATCCTTTTCCAGTTATTGATGTGTTGAAGAGCGGTGAGTCCGCTGTATGTACTATTACTTATAATCTTTTGGACCTGGGTAGTGGACTTTCCAGAAAGAATCATATCATTTATATCTTTTTTTTGTAATGACTTTGGCCAGACAACTAAATTCAAATTTTTATCAACAGCTCTTATCATTCTATTCACAATTTGTTCATTACGAGGTTCATTATCAAATATCATTGTACATTGTTGGTGTTGTATATTCACTATATTAATGTCAGCATCAGCGCCAGCAAGGGCAATCGCATTATCTAAAAACAGACTGTCAATCGGGCCTTCTGTTATCATTACAGGTTTATTTAAATCTACTCTATCAAGTCCATATATCTTCTGTTTTGTATCATCAAACTTAATCGTAATGTATTTTGGCAACTCTTTACCAAATGCACGACCTTGAAAAGCAAAAAAACTGCCAGACCTATCATAAAACGGAATAACAACTCTAGGATGGTCTTGTCTTAAATCTGGAAACTTGCCTGGCTGAATCTCATTACAAAATTCATAGAACTTAGTGGCAAGAAAAAACTTATCCCAATGTTCTTTTGGTATCAATCTATCATAAACAAATCTCTTTGCAGGATGTGAAGTAACTAACTCGTCAAATCTTCTTAGTTGCCTCAACGCCCTATCATATCTAGTAAACTCTGCATATGGTTTCAATAATTTGGTGGGCGTGAAATCAAATTCTGGTTTATCTTTACTTGTATCTTTTCCTTCTTTAAACCTCTCAAAAACATATTCTTTATGCAAAACTGGGTCCATAAACTTGATAAAATTGCCAAGTGATTGACCAACGCCACAGTTATGGCATTTAAAAAACATATCATTCTTCTTTCGATAGACAAATCCTCTTGCTTTTGTAGAAGATTTTTGAGAATCGCCACAATGTGGACATCTAAAATTAAATAGATGTTCTGATTTTCTTTTGAATTTTTGGAGTCTTGACGAAAGTAGATTGAGAAACTTAATATCTATATATGTTGACATAATATAGATTATACATTAAGTTGATTATATTGTCAAGCGATTAACTAATTATTTTAAATAACATACTGTCTGGATTTGATAGCATTAAACCAATGAAAATAGAACCACCAACGATAATCCATCTCCATTTCTCTAATACTGCAACTCTTTGGTCTAATTGATATCTGATGGCTCGCATTTCGTTGAGCATTTTGTTTTCTGAAATCACTTGGTGTTCTCTTAATTCTCTAGTATTTGTGGTTATTCTTGAATGTAATTCTTTGAGGTCATTATCCCACTCTTTACGGCGAGATTCTAAAGTAACAAAAATATCATTATCAGTTTCTTCTGCCTTCTGAAGTTTAGTTTCTTGTTGAACAAGCATACCCTTTAACGATACTGTTATATCGGTTAATTTTTCAATTGCTACTTCTAGTCGCTGGTGAATATGCTCACTTTGTTTAGCCTCTTTTTTGAGTAAAGCAACATCTGTTTGAAGTTTTTGTAAATCTGACATAACTATATTTATCCGTAGTTATTACTCAACTACATCTGAAGCCTCTGTTGTGGGCTGTGGGTCTGATGGCTCATAATATTCTTTATATGCCAATAAGAGTTGTCTTTGTTCTGCAAGTTTGTTTCTTATGTCAGTATAGTTTATTTGTATTTTTTCATATCCAGTATCTTCTACAGCAAACAGGGCATACTCACCGCCTGCTGATTTGATTCTTTCAAATATTTCAGCTGCGTTATCTTTTGTGATAACAATCCATTCAATGTCTTGCAATTTTAGTGGGTCTGGATTTGGTAGATTAAGTGGTGTCTTTGAAACTTCAATTGTTGTTACTTGTATTTCTTGTACACTCTCTGAACAGCTTGATAAAAATACTGCAAGTAGTCCTAGAAGTAGGATGTTTTTCATTTTATTCTCCATAATATTATTTAGGTACATAATTCGGGTTTGCCAATCGAGGGCAGTCTAAATTTGCTTGTGATTTCTTTGTAACTGCAATTTCTTCTTCAGTAAGTGGTGAACCAGAAGCAATCTCCATACACCTTTTTGCGTTACCTCTTTCCTTGTTTACTATCTTTACGACTAATGCTGGTCTTGCCTCTGCGAGTTGACCGAAATCGTGTTCTGATAACTTTTTAATTAGAACATCTTTATCTGATTGCAAAGCATCTCTATTATCTCGAACCTCGCCCAATGTAGTTCTGACTTTTTCAAAATCTTCGGCTTGTTGTTTGATAGTCGCTTCGTTTTGTTCAACAGCACCTTCTAATTTAGTAGTATTGATTTTTAAAGTAGCATTGTCTGCTCGAAGTTTCTGCACATACACATATCCGCCGCCAGCAACACTAACGATTAATAAAAAGATTATTAATTTAACTTGAAACATTAGTTATTAATGATATCAAAGATATCTTGTACTGTTTCAATTGTGCCAGCTTCTTCGTCAGTAATAGGACGATTCCATTTCTTTCCAACTTCAATGATTACTTCTAAATTAGTCCAATCATCTGAGTCTAAATCGTCTATTAAATGTGAAGTCGGTGATATTTCACTTACATCTACATCTAATTTTTCACTTAAATATTTTATTAATTCTTCCATTATTTCTCCAATTTTTCTAATCGTTTTTCAAGTTCATCAATCTTTTTAGTAACATATGGATACTTCTTTCTCCAAGCATCTTCTGGTTGTTCTAACCAAGTCCAACCAAATCGTTCAACGAGATAGTCTACACTTCTGTCGAACTTAGAATATAACCAAAGACCTATTCTTGTGCCTTTAAAGTATGTTGAAAACGCCAGACCGAATAGAGAACCAACTAATGCAGTATAAATCCACAGACGATTTGACGCCATTTGTTCTATCATTTCCCACATTACTTCTTACCTGCTCTCTCACAAAGTTCGTGATAACCGCCCATAGAATGGTCAGAGAATCCATCAACTTTACCTTTCAGTAATCCTCTGCTTGTGCCTTTGAACCATTGTGAAATCATATACCAACGACTATATCCTTCTTTAACATTGCCGTCAATATCAAAATATGTTGTCTTATCACTTTTATGACTGAATCCAAGAAACTCGGGTGGAACTTTTGTAACTATATCGTTATTATTTCTAAAACGATAAGCAGTAAATAACATTCTCTTTGTTTGTTTTGGGGTTCCTACTCTTGGTGAACCAAAAGTATAACAAACAGAATTTGGGTCGCCTATTCTATGTGAATATAATGTTGCCAAAGCAGCACCCAAACTATGTCCTGTTACTACTAATTGTTTGCCTTCAGAATTTTTATTATAGTCGTCAAATAAATCATCCCAAACATCATCTAATGCGGCTTTAAATCCTCTGTGTATTCCGCCTTTCTTACGAAATTGAACATCTGCTTTAATATCTTCCCAAGATGTTGGTTCTGTGCCTCGAAAAACTACAATATAGTTCTTTGGACAGGTGAGTACATAACATTCAGTACCACCATGAGCGAACATCTTAATAACATCCCAATCTTTACTGAATGTTTTCTTAAAGTCTTTTAAACCTGTATAGGCGTGTTTACTTAATCTTGCCATAAAGGTTGCAGT